ATCGTAGGTCTGTGCGCTATGATGATTAACAGTTTCCGCATCACATCCAACCGTGAATCCGGAAATGGGCGATATGATGTTCAGATGCTCCCGTTGACAAAGCATTTTCCTAGTTTCTTAATTGAGATAAAAGCAGAAAAGGACTGCTCCGAAGAACAGCTTGAAGCGCTTGCCCAAACTGCGCTTCAGCAAATCAATGACCGTTCCTACAGCGCCGAGATGCAGGCGTTGGGAATCAAGTCAATTATTAAATACGGGCTTGCGTTCTCCGGCAAGAGCACTCGCATCGCCGCCGAAAAACAAACCATTGCATAAGCGTTTTTATTCAGCAGACTGCCTCGTTCCAAAGGCAGTCTGCTGATATGTTTATCGCCGGGGCCTATTTCCTTGTTTATGCGGCGCAATTTCTGAGTCGTTCTCTGTGACAAGTTCACCTTGTCAAAATAACCGGCGGGGCGGGCTTGAATGTAAAAGTGAAGTTTCCTATGTAATATACTCTGGAAAGAGAACTGCCGTAGATACCCCTCAAAATGCGTTTTAGAGGCATATAACAGGTAAGCGACAGGGAATTGCAGTATTTTTATGAGGTAAGCGCCAATTTTAGGCATAGCAAAGCAGACCGGATAAAGGCTCCTGTTGTCAAAGTGAGCTTCACCCCGCCATTACAACCTATGGCGGCCACAGTCTGCCTAAGTAATGGGGCAGCTAAATAAAATTGGAAGAGGATTCCGCCCGTGATAAACTATGATCTTACGGTTTCAGCAAACGAGGCTTAAGCATTACATCATCTGCTGGGATTGGTTGAATTCCTGTTACCCGGAAGAGTTCTCGAAACTCATCGGATGCTGCCAGTTCAATTGGCGCCTTACCATTGTACTGGAGCCGCTTGGTGTTGTTAATGTGGTTAGCAAGAATAGTAAAATCTTCCTGCGTATACGGATCTAAACTCTTCCCCTTGGGAATCACATATCGAATATATTCATGGTTTTTTTCAATGTGCGCCTTCTGCCAAGACGCCTGCGGGTCACAATAAAAGATCTTTGTCCGGTTCGCACCGTCTATCGTGCGCTCCCTCTCAAGGGTATACTTAAATTCACTACCATTGTCTGTTAAAATCACAGGAAAGAGTTTGCGAAAGGTTTTAAGTCCCAATGCACTGGTCAACCAATCGAAATGCTCCACCACTGAATTGGCCTTTCCATCACGCATAAGGAAAATCAGCATCAAGCTCTGTTGTACGAACAGCATAGTAAGCATTCTTTTTCCTTTTCCCTGTGTTCCGAGAACGGTATCCATCTCAACATAGTTTGTGCCAGGATGCTTCTTTAAATAGGCTAAAAAGTCTTCATACGTCCTGGTTTCACGGAATTTCTTGTTTGTAATCGTATCAATGGCCTTTTTCTGTTTTCTTCTTTGACGATAAGAGACTTTCCGGCGCAGATCCAGATTTCCAACACCGAGCATACCGGCATCGATATAGCGATACAATGTCCGTTCAGATACCGGGATCTTGTCTCTGTGCGTAGAATAAATGTGAGTCAAGGGCTGGCCTTTCTTGATCAGGGGAGTCACCAACTTGTCCAGAGCAGCCAACTCATCCCCGTGTGTTTGCGGTTTGCTGCGAGACTCTGAATAACGCCTCATAGCAACAGCATGTGCCTGTGTGGCAACATAGTAGGCGCGATCACAGACACAGCCTCTCCGCAACTGGCAGACATTGCAAACATATGGAGGAGATTGGATACGCATACAGGAGAGTGGGGAATAGGCAGGGCAGAGCGTTCTGCAATCGATTTTTCTGCAAAATACACATTCCTGTCTGCAAAGGAAATCCCCGCAAACGCATTGACGTGTGCATTCTGCAGCGAATCTGCAATCCTTACCATTGAACTTGGGCGCAATTGACAAGGTGCGGTTACGCCGAATTTCTGCTGAAACAGATCTTGCAGTTGATCCGATCTCTTTTGCGATTTGGGAAAAAGACACTCTTCGATAAATTCCAGCTTCAATAGCAGTTCGTTCAGATAATCCAAAGCGACTCATAAGTACCTACTTTCCGCAGAATGTGGCCAAGATTATCCTATCATGACACAATCAAATTGACAAAGAGAAGTTCACCCCTAAGCCGTAAAAAATGGCCTAAAAGGGGAAGCTCACTTTGTCAAAATACGTAGACGCCGTCTTGAGCCTCACTGATAGCAATTGAACAAAATGATATTTTTGTTCAATCGTACTATTATCACCTTATAGGAGGTGATTTTTTTTATGCGTCCCCGTCTCGTGCGCTATTACGGCCCTGATTATGACAATCTGAAACATGGTCACGTCTATCAGGTACACTGTCTTTACTCCCATGGCTTCATGCTCATTGATGACCACCATGAACAGGCATATGTCTATGCCGGAAACTGCGAGGTGCTATGAGTGCCTTGTTATCATCCCATTTATGCCGTTCGTATCGGCACTAAGGAAAACGGAAAAGCCGAATTGAAGATGCTCGGTTATACCCCGGATGACCGTGAAACCTATGTTGAATGGCACAATCACCGCTATCCTCGTTCCGCTCTCGTTCCATTGCCCTGTGGTCAGTGTATCGGATGCCGCATTGACTATTCAAGGCAATGGGCAAATCGTTGTTTGCTTGAACTTAAGTACCATGATTCCGCTTGGTTCTGCACGTTCACTTACGATGATGACCACGTTCCCCGTACCTATTACCCTGACCCTGAAACCGGTGAAGCTATCCCAGCTTTGACCTTACAAAAGCGTGATTTCCAACTTTTGATGAAACGTATTCGGAAGAAGTTCGACAATGATAAAATCCGCTTTTTCATGTCCGGCGAGTACGGCTCCCAGACGTTCCGCCCCCACTATCATGCTATCTTGTTTGGTTTGCACTTAGACGATCTACAGCCCTATAAGACCGTTAAGGAAGGAGGTGAGTATTACACTTACTATAACAGTCCCTCGCTCCAAGAGTGTTGGCCTTATGGCTATGTAGTTGTTGGTGAAGTTACTTGGGAATCCTGTGCTTACACTGCTCGTTACGTAATGAAAAAGCTTAAAGGAAAGGAAGCTAAGTTTTATGGAGACCACAATATTCAGCCTGAGTTTTGTCTCATGTCAAGAAAGCCTGGAATTGCACGCCAGTATTTCGACGAAAACTCTCACTGTGTTGAAGAACAGTATATTAACGTTTCTACGCCGAAAGGCGGCAAGAAGTTCCGTCCGCCGAGGTACTATGACAAACTCTTCGACATCGAATGTCCAGAAAAGTCAGCAGAGTTAAAAGCCCTTCGTGCTAAGTTGTCCCAACAGGCCATGGAAGCTAAATTGTCTAATACGTCCCTCGATTCTTACGAGTTGCGAGACGTTGAAGAAGAAAAACAGTCCAACCGTTTAAAATCTTTAAGGAGGAATTTGTAATGAAGATGCTCAAGCGTAAAGACAAGAAGGTGTTTAGCCGTACTGCCGCCAAGTCTAAGAAAATCAACATCGCCCCCAAGATTTTCCGTGGAGGTATTCGTCTATGATTACTGTTATTGTCGATGGTGAAAAGGTTGCTTTCGTTCCTTTGTGGATGTCTCGTCATGTGATTGACGATGCTGTTTCTCGTTATCCCGGTTCTACTATTGTTTTGGAGGTTAAAGAAGTATGATCACTGGTATCTATGCTATCAAGGACGCCAAGTCTACGTTCATGCCCTGCACCGTTGATGTTAACGATGCTACCGCCGTTCGTAACTTTGAACACGCTGTACGTCAGCCTGATTCTCTGCTTGCTTCCCACCCCAACGATTTTGCTTTGTATAAGCTCGCTACTTATGACAACGTTGGCGGCTATATTGAGCCGCTTAACCCTCCCCGCCAGCTTTGTGATGCCGCCCAGTGTCTTGTGAAGGAGTGATAATATGGAATTTAAAACCCAGTATGACGCTCGTGACCGTGTCTTTACTGACCCCGGTTCTCCTGAGCATATTACCTATGCCGGCCACTATGACGAAAAAGGCCGTGTAGTCCTCGAAGAATCTGGCCGCGAAAATCTGTATGACTACATTCAGTCTTATGCTGAAAGCTGTGATATCCACGTTCTCATGAAGCGCTATGCTAACGGTGATGTTGACGCTTTGTCTCAGAAGCAAGGCTTTTATGGTGACTTCCTCGACTTTCCCAAGACGTATGCCGAAGCCCTCAACCACATGAATGAAATGGAACGTCAGTTCATGGCTCTGCCTGTGGAAACTCGTGAGAAGTTCGGCAACAGCTTCACGGAGTTCCTCGCCGCTTCTGGTGAAGCTGATTTCCTCGAACGGCTCGGAATTAAGAAGGAAAGCGCCGCTGAGCCTGTTCCTGCTATTCCTCAGGTTGAAAATAAGGAGGTTACGAAAGAATGAATAGAAACACCGAATCCCATTTCAGTTTGTCCCCCCATGTAGATATCTCCCGTTCTCGCTTTGACCGTTCCGCTTCTCTCAAGACCTCGTTCAATGCCGGAGACGTAGTCCCTTTTTTCCTCGAAGAAGTGCTTCCCGGCGATACGTTCAGCGTAGATACGTCCAAGGTTGTCCGTATGCAGACTTTGCTCACCCCTATGATGGACAACGTTTATCTGGATACCTACTATTTCTTTGTCCCCAACCGGCTTGTTTGGGATCATTGGAAGGAGTTCTGTGGTGAGAATACTGAAAGCGCATGGATTCCGCAGACTGAGTACACTATGCCCCAGATTACAAGTCCAGCTGATCAAGGATGGAGTGTTGGTACTCTTGCTGACTATTTTGGCATCCCAACTGGCGTTGCTGGTCTCTCTGTGTCTGCTTTGCCCTTTAGAGCCTATGCCTTGATCATGAATGAGTGGTTCCGTGATCAGAACCTTCAAGATCCTCTTGTTGTTCCGACCGATGATTCTACGGTCGCTGGTGTGAATACTGGTACATTTGTGACAGATGTCGCCAAGGGCGGTAAGCCCTTTATCGCCGCCAAGTATCATGATTATTTCACTTCTGCCCTTCCCGCCCCTCAGAAGGGTCCGGATGTTACAATCCCGGTTGCTACTGCTGGCGAAACTTATGTTGTTGGCAATGGTAAAACTTTGGGTTTGACTAATGGCTCTTTTCTTGGTGCTCTTGGTTTATCTTCTGATAGTCAAGGTGTTTATCCTGATAAGTTTGGTTCTCCCCTTGATGGTGGTATTCCTTCTGCAAAGGGGTATGCTGGTTATTACGGTGTTCCTACGCTTGAACAGCTTGCCGGTCATCCTGAAAACTCTGGTCTTGTTGCTGTTCAACCTTCTGTTGCTCAGGCCGCTACTATCAATCAGTTGCGCCTTGCTTTCCAGATTCAGAAATTCTATGAGCGTCAGGCCCGTGGCGGTTCTCGTTATACGGAAGTTGTTCGCTCTTTCTTCGGTGTGACTTCTCCCGATGCTCGGCTTCAGCGTCCTGAATATCTCGGTGGTAACAGAGTTCCTATCAATGTCAATCAGATTGTACAGCAGTCTGGCACGGAATCTTCCGGTACGCCGCAAGGTACTGTTGTTGGTCAGTCTCTCACCACCGACACACATTCCGACTTTACCAAGTCTTTTACAGAGCACGGCTTGATCATCGGCGTTATGGTCGCTCGTTATGATCACACTTATCAGCAGGGCTTAAACCGCCTTTGGTCTCGCAAGGATAAGTTTGATTTCTATTGGCCCGTTTTCGCTAACATTGGCGAACAGGCTATCAAGAACAAGGAAATCTTTGCACAAGGTACGGATAAGG